GACCCCGAAAAATCTCAAGCTCTTGAATCTCGTAAGATGCAAATTGAGGAAGTGTGCAGAATTTTCGGAGTACCGCCGCACAAGGTGTTTATGTTAGACAGAATGACCTTTAATAACGTGGAGCAAATAAACATTGAGTATGTACAAGAGTGCTTAAATCCAATGGCAGAACGCTTAGAGCAGACGATATATAAAGACCTGCTAAACAGTAAAGAACAAAATAAACTTTCTGCAAACTTCAACACAAATAAACTACTTAAAGGTGATACTGCAACCAGAACAACTTATTATACTAACATGCGACAAAATGGTGTAATGAATGCAAATGATATAAGAGACTTAGAAGAAATGAATAAGATATCTGCAGCAGACGGCGGAAATGAATACATGGTGAACGGTAATATGATAAGTCTTAAAAACGCTGCAGCTAATCTGCCGAAAGGTCTGCAAAAAGGGGGTACACAAAATTGAATAAAGGCCAAATAGCCCACAATTTTATTGATATGGCAGGTCAAAAATTCGGTAGACTGACGATATTGGGAAGTTATGAAAAAAGGAAATCAACTATACTTTGGAAATGTATTTGCGATTGTGGGAAAGAGAAATTCATCGCAGGAATACATTTGAGAAATGGGCATACAAAGAGTTGCGGCTGTCTGTCAAAAGAAATGATGAGCGGAGAAAACAATGTAGCAAAATTGCAGAAAGTAAGAGAAAAAATAAGCAAAGCCAAAAGAGGCAAGCCTCAACCAAATGTAAGCAAAGCAAAGACGGGATATAAAAATCCAGCATGGAAAAAAGAATTATCACAAGAAGAAAGATTGAAGAATAAAAGCAGGCTTACTGAAGATATAGGGTATAGGAATTTCAAAATATTAGTAGCTATCAGAGATAAAAATACTTGCGTAAAATGTGGCTATAAATCAGGCAGGAACATGAGAGTACATCATCTTAATAGCTACAAAGATGATATTCAAAATAGGACAAATCCAGATAATGCGGTTTTACTATGTAATAAATGCCATGATATAAATTTTGCAGGTAGTTTTCATAATAATTACGGGAGAGGTAACAACACAAAAGAACAATTTAACGAATATATGCAAGAAATTAATACTTTTGAAGAGGACGTAAAGGGGGTGACAATATGATTAATTTTAAAGCAAAATCAGAAACTGAAGCAGATATATTTATTTATGGTGACATAGGAGAATCTTTTTGGAATGAAGATACTGTCACAGCTAAAAAATTTGCTATGGATTTAAAAGCTATTGGCAATGTAAGTATGCTTAATATCTTTATAAATTCAGGCGGTGGAAACGTTTTCGATGCACAGGCAATTTACTCAATGTTGAAACGCCACAATGCTAATAAAACAGTTTATATTGATGGTTTAGCAGCTTCTGCCGCAAGTGTAATTGCAATGGCAGGAGATAAAATCATGATGCCAAAAAACGCGATGATGATGATACATTGCGCTTCTGCGTGTGTGTGCGGAAACTCAATGGAAATACACAAAATGGGAGACACATTAACGCAAGTTGATATTAGCATTTGCGAAGTATACGAAGCCAAAACCATGAAGAAAAAAGAAGAAATGATGTCAATGTTGGAAGCGGAAACATGGATGACAGCAAAAGAAGCTGTTGAAATGGGTTTCGCGGACGAGATGGAAGAAGAGAAAATGATTGCTGCATCAATAGACTTTAACTTCTTGAATTTTGGCAACGTGAAAATAGACACTAAGACCTTTAAAAACTTTAGTCCAGATAAAATTGTTATATACAGGGAAGAGCCAATACCTCTTGAGCCTGTTATAAATATATTGAAAGACCAAGGCAAGGATTTTTTCAGAATAAAAAATAAATTACTAGGAGGAACAACATGAACGGCGTAAAATTAATAGAACTAAAGCAAGAAAGAGCAACAGTAACTAACAGTATAAGAACCATTATGACTGAGTTTGAAAACAAAGAAATTGACGCTATAAAGAAAGATGAAATGGCAAAGTTTGAGAATAGGTTTGATGAAATAAACAACCTAATCATCAAAGAAGAGAAACAGCTTAACAGGGAAAGAACTATCGGCGAGAATCAGAATGATACAGACAAAACAAAAGACAAGGGCAAAGTTGATGAAATGAGGGCGGCGTTTACTGATTATATTAGAAACGGTAACAAAGCATCATTTGAAATTTACAATGCCTTGCAGCAAAGTGTTCCTACACAAGCAGGAAACCTTGTAGCACCTGAAAAGTTTGTCATGGAGTTAATTAAGGAATTGGACAACAATTTGTTTATAAGACAAAAATGTAAAGTCCTTCCCGCACTCCAAGGTGCGCAGTCTTTAGGATATCCAAAACGCACAACAAGAATGGGTGCTGCTATCTGGGGAACTGAAATATCCGCACCTACACCTGATACAGCATTGGCTTTTGGCAAGAAGGAATTCAAGCCTAACCCTGCAACCGCTGAAATATTATTGTCAAAAACACTTATCAGAAATGCTCCTGAAGTTGACGGAATTGTCCGTGCTGAAATGGCAATGGTATTTGGTGAATTATTGGAGACTGCATACCTAAAGGGTACTGGCGTCGGTCAGCCTTTGGGACTGTTTACTGCATCTGCTAACGGAATTAGTGTAGCAAGAGATGTTTCAACTGGTAATACTGCTACGGCATTGACTTTTGACGGATTGATTGAAGCAAAGTACAGCGTTAAAGACCAGTATCAAAAAGCCTGTGAGTGGATATTCCACAGAGACGCAATAAAACAGATTGCAAAGATTAAGGATCTTGAAGGTCAGTACATTTGGCAGCCATCCCTTATAATTGACAGACCTGACATGTTGCTTGGTAAAGCTATGAATTCATCCGAGTATGCGCCTAATGTATTTACAGCAGGCCTATATGCTGGACTGTATGGTGACCTCAAAAACTATTGGATTTGTGACAGCTTGGCAATGGAGATGCAGGTACTCATGGAGTTGTACGCAAGAACCAACCAGGTTGATTATATTGCAAGACTAGAAACAGACGGAATGCCTGTACTTGAGGAAGCTTTCGCTAGAATTAAATTAGCAGCAGTATAACAAGCGGGCGGTGTAACAGCCGCCTATTTTTTTAGGAGGGAGTATAAATATGAAAGTAAAATTATTAAAAGAAATATGTTGTCCTGAAGGAAGTTTTGTGGCAGGTGATGAACCCGACCTATTAGAAACAACTGCAATAGGTTTAATAGATGGAGGCTATGCTGAGCTATTAATAGAGGATGGTGATGAGATTGAAACTAAAAGTAATAACACCACCGGTGACGGAGCCAATGACATTGGTGGAAGCAAAAAGCCATCTGCGAATAAGCGGAAATGATGATGATACTATTGTTATGAGTCTTATCACGCAGGCACGCGAATACTGCGAGGGTTACCAAGGCAAAAAGTATATTACCCAAACATTAGAAGCGTACCTGGATGAATTTCCATGGGGTAGTATTGAATTCCGTGACTGTTCTCCGGTACAATCAGTCACAAGTATTATTTACACCGACAAAGACGGACTTGCAACAACTCTTGACGTGGCAAATTACAGTCTTGACAACCTATCCTTTGTAAATAAAATTGATCTTAATTATAATAAGACCTGGCCAAGTGTTACACTTAAATCCACAAACGGTATAGTAATACGTTTTATTGCAGGCGCCACAGCAGCTCCCGAGACAGTCAAATGGGCGATGGTGCTGCAAATGAAACTCTTGTATGACGATTACCGTCCAGACGAACGTGAAAAACTTGAACGTGCGAGAGATGCACTACTTGCAATGAATCGGGTGATGAAGGTATGAAGAGTGAACAGTTAAAAGATACAATTATAATCCAACAACAGACAGTTATCCGTGATAGCTATGGAGCTGAAATAATTACCTGGACAACTTTTGCAACAGTAAGGGCGCAGGTGCTTTCGCAGACAGGACGTGAGTATTTTACATCCAAGCAGGTATTCGCGGAAATGACTGATATAGTTGTGATACGGTATTTAAATGGCTTAAAGCCTAAAATGCAGCTCATACTTGATGGGCATGTCCTTGATATTATGAGTATATCTGATATTGGCAACCGACATATTGAAATGCATTTGGTGTGTAAAGAGGCGGTGATTTGATGGATATAGGCGAAGCGCTTTATAGTTATTTAAGCACATATATCGGTACACGGCTATATCCTGACATTCTACCACAGACACCAGCATACCCAGCAGTGACAATGCAGCTTATTTCACGCGTGCGCGATCATTTATTTCGATTTGACTCAACACTAGTAAAATCAAGGTTTCAATTTTCTTGTTTCGGGTTAACGCGAACCTCAGCAAAAGTTGTGTCAAAGCAGATTAGGCTTGCCTTACAAAACTATTCCGGAGTAATGGGTGGTAGTGTAATCGTAAGTGCTGTGGAAATTGACGGAGAGGTAGACAACTATGAGATGGACACAAGAGTATATTCTACGATGCTAGATTTTTTAATTTGGCATGAGGAGTGAGGTGTTTAAGATAAAAATTAAAATGTTAAAGACACGAAATGAAGCTGGAGAGATATTCGCATCAGACATAATTTGTGACATTCCAGAGGGGCAAGCGCTCACGTGGATAGGCTG